GATTGTAGGGAGGATAATTGATATAGAAATCAGGATTTCGTGTCTGATCATTCACAATCACATCAAAACCACCTATAAAATCTACATTAAAGTAGGGGGCCCCTTCGTAGATTTGGTTCACGGATGGAAGTTCGTCTTCTTTTTTGTCCTCTGAGCGGAGCATGTTTCCTTCTCCGAGAAGAAGCCAGTCTGGTGATAAATTAGGATATTGGGTCAATATTTTGACTATTTTATCAGAGCCAAGTTCACTTTTCTTTGCGTCTCCTTTAAAGTTTGACGCAGAGACTCCTATAAGACTGAAGAAATCAGCCTGTTTTATCCCTATTTCTTTTATAAAAATCAAAATTCTGTCTTTTGAAGTCATAATTTTGGCTATTTAATTTGTTTTGGTCAAAATATTGTCTACTTTTGCAAAGTATTCCAATAGGAACACGCCCTAAAGGTACAAAATAAAGACTATAAAACAATAGAATTATGGCAGAAACAAGAAAACTCATTAAAGCAAGCGGTGAACTTCAGGAAGAAATCGCCGCAAAACTGAAAGTAACAACCCGTTCTGTTCGTTCGGCTTTGGCGTACGATACCAACAGCCCTACAGCAAGACTTATCCGTTCGTATGCCTTGAATCATGGAGCAAAGCTCTATGAGCTGAAGGAAATGGAAAATCCGTATGCGGAAGTTATTAACCTTTAAAAACAATCTGTATGAATCTTACAAAGTACTCCTTTAAGAATATCGAATCACAGCTTGAACATGTATGCGAACTGATAGACTTAGTGAAAGGTGATAGAGGATTTCGCGAGGCTGTTCAAGACGAAGAGTTTTGTATGCTAATAAAGATGCAGGCGCAACTGTTCGAAGAAATTAAGAAAAGAGAAAAATATCAACCAACTGCATAAGTGATGAATCCTTGCCATTCCCGGTTCGAGAGAATAGGGATGGCTCAAAACCAAAACCATAGAATCATGAAACGAATCAATACTACTACACGCTATCTGCTGCTGATACTTGCAGCCGCAATACTGAACCGACTGACAGATGGCACAATGAACTTGATTATAACCGTTACCCTTTGCCTGGCACTTATACCTGCAGCAATACGTCTTGACAGAGAGGATAAGAGAGCACAGAAAAAGGAATGAATCACACACGGCTTGCAGAACTTAGTAAGGTGGCTGCCGTCCGGGTTCAAGCCCCGGAGCCGGACTACAATCTTAACGAATTAATCATGGAAATGTACGGAAACACATTATGCGTCAGCTTTACGGAACTTGTGGGGAGCGGACTTATCAGCCAGCCCACCTATAAGAAATACATTCGTGAAGGCAAGCTTACCCTCCTCCAGCGGGGAGGTAACGGACGCGAGGCCCTGATTGCCTACCGCTCCATGCCGGAACGGCTCCGTGCAGCATACGATGACACATTCAAGAATGCATACGAGGAAATGAAACAGCGTGAGCAGGAAAAGTACATCAACACACAGATCCGGTTCGATGCCGAAGCGGTACGGTTCTTCAAGGAATTTGAGCCGCGTATCGAGCCTGCCAGACAACTGGAATACATCCTGAACGCCCAGGTGATGAACGAAATGGTGCGTACGGAGAAGGCACGCAGTGTGGAACACGCCAAAGGAGGTTTTGCCCGTCGTGCGGAAACATGGAGCAGCGTGCAGATTTGCTGTGAGCGTCTCCGCGAAATTACAGGACACACACTGCCGAAAAATCCGGCCCGCCTGCGAGAGAAGTTCAACGCTTACAAGCGTGAGGGATACGTGGTGCTGGTTAGCGGTAACCTGGGAAACAGTGCCGCACGCCGCATCGGAAAAGCTGAAGGTGCTCTTCTGCTGAAGCTTCGCCGAAGCAAGTTCCCTGTCTACACCGATATGCAGCTCTTTGAGGAATATAACCGTCAGGCGGTGCTTCGCGGACTGAAAACCATCAAGAGTCCTACTACGATGCACAGTTACTTGAACGATCCGGCGGTAATGGTCTGGTGGTTTTCTGCTGTTCACGGCGAAAGGGAATTCAAGAACAAGTATATGCCAACCTTCGACACGGTAATGCCGTCTATGCCTAACTCGCTGTGGTATTCAGACGGTACGAAGATAAACCTTTACTACCGTTCGTACGATGACAGGCAGAAGCGATGGGTGGCACGAACCACGGATGTGTACGAGGTGATGGATGCCTGCACGGAACTGTTCCTCGGCTACTTTATCGGCGACGGCGAAAACTTCTACAACCAGTACATGGCGTACCGGATGGCACTCCAGACATGGAAGGTGAAGCCTTATGAGATAGTGACCGATAACCAGGGAGGACACAAGAAGCTGGCTTCGCAGGGATTCTTCAAGAAGCTCTGCCATCTTCACAAAACCACGATGCCGCACAACGGCCAGTCCAAATCCATAGAGTCCGCTTTCGGACGGTTCCAGCAGCAGGTTCTTCACAAGCTTTACAACTTCACCGGTCAGAACATTACGGCAAAGAAGCTTTCAAGCCGTGTGAACATTGACCTGGTAATGGCGGACATTGACCAGCTTCCCACGCTGGAGGAACTGAAACAACAATATGCCGACTGCCGCGAAGAATGGAATTCGATGCAGCATCCTACAAGTCCAACCGGCATGACCCGCAGGGAAATGTACACCGCGATAGAGAATCCGCAGGCACAGCCGCTTGATGACTATGAGGCACACGAAATCTTCATGCTGTTCTCTCAGGCTCCGGTGCAATACACCAAGGAAGGTTTCATCTTCCGAATGAACAAGCAGGAATACAGCTACATGGTGTATGGCGACGACGGGCTGGTAGATATGAACTTCCACCTTCAGAACGTGGGTCGTCAGTTCCTCTACCGCTACGATCCGGAAGACATGACCCGCATTGAACTCTGGGCGGTGACTGACACGGGTGCCAAGTATGCGGCCATCGCCACACCGAAAGTCACTATCCACCGTGCCACTCAGGAACGTACAGAAGAAGAAAACGCTTATCTGTTTGCACAGCTGGATGCCAACCGACGCACACGTGCAGCCATGCACATCGCACAGGAGGAACTGTTTATGGAAGAAGCCATGGGCGAAGCCTACACAAAGCTTCGTTTGCCGCGTCCGGTGGCTGTGAGCGAAAAGCAGCTTGACGGATACCGCGAAGAAATGAAGCGTGGTACACTGGAAGCTCCGGTACCGATGCCCGAAACGGATATTCCGGAAGAGCCTGTACCGGCAGATGAACCGCTGACCTTTGCCTCATCAGGAGACTGGACAAAGAAAGTATCGAACCTGACGTTCGATGAACTTGACAGCTTGGGAAAATTCTAACGATTTGATTAAACAATACTTAAATACCTATTAAAACAATGAAAGGATTAACAACAGAAATGAAAGAACAGGTGCGTAGCGCACTGATTGCCTACCGCTCAAATTACCCTACGTTGAACCGTGCCGCAGAAAGCTTGCAGGGCGTAAGCTCGGCCACCGTGAGCCAGCTCTGCAACGGAAAGTATGAACTGATCAGCGACGAAATGTTTGTACGTATTGCTACTCAGATAGGCTTTGCCTTTGACTCATGGAACCTTCACGAAGGAAAGACTTTTAAGGAAATCACTTTTACGCTGAGCGACGCACAGGCTTACAAGAACGTGACATGGATTGTGGGTGATGCCGGATGTGGAAAGACCACAGCGGCCATCGAATACCGCCGCACGCACCGCAACGTGTTCTACATCCTCTGTTCGGAAGATATGCGACGCTCAGACTTTGTGCGTGAGATAGCCAAGCAGGTAGGCGCACCTACTGACACGACCAACCTCCGCGATATGCTGGAGAACGCCATCAGCATGATTTCTTTCCTGGGAAACCCGCTGCTGGTGTTCGATGAAGGCGACAAGCTTACCGACAGCGTGTTCAACTACTTTATCAGCATCTACAACCGACTGGAAGGACACTCCGGCATCGTGTTTCTCAGTACTGATTACATCAAGCGCCGTATGGAAGCCGGTCTTCGCTACAACAAGAAAGGATACAAGGAAATAAACAGCCGCATCGGACGCCGTTTCTTCGATGTGTCTCCCACGGAAGAGAATGACATCTACGCCATCTGTCAGGCCAACAACCTGACCGACCGTGCCGATATAGAAGAGGTGATTAAGGATGCCAAGCGAAGCGACAACGACCTTCGCCGAGTGAAACGATGCATCCACCGTCAGAAACGTATCATTGAAGCCAAAAGAGTGAATAATGAAAAATTAAAAATGAAAAACGGAGGAGATACGGATGAATAAGGAAGACAATACACCGCCCCCACAGAAAAAGAAGTTCACTTTCGACCGCAATGCGAAGGGGGTTCGTGAACTTCTGTCCATGAAGTTTGACGTGATGCAGTTTGGCGGTCCCTGGTATGATGCTTTCGGCACTCCTGAACGCCGGGGTGTATGGCTCATCTGGGGAAACTCCGGAAGCGGAAAGACCAGTTTTGCCCTCCAGCTCTGCAAGTATTTGTGTCGTTTTGGGCGCGTGGCCTACGACAGCATGGAGGAAGGTGCCTGCCGCACCATGCAGGATGCCATCCGGCGTACAGGCATGATGGACGTAAACAAGAAGTTCCTGCTTATCGACAACGAGAGCATGGAAGAGCTTAGTATCCGTCTTCGGAGACAGAAAAGCCCCGACATCGTGGTAATCGACTCTTTTCAGTACACCCGCATGACTTACCGCCAGTACATCGACTTCAAGGAGCAGCACAAACGGAAGCTGCTCATCTTCATCAGCCATGCCGAAGGCCAGTTGCCCAACGGACGCGCAGCCAAAGGAGTGATGTACGATGCCAGTCTGAAAATATACGTGGAAGGCTTCAGGGCATTTTCGAAAGGACGCTTTATCGGTCCAGTAGGATATTACGACATCGTGCCGGAGAAAGCCCGGCAATATCACGGAGAAGAATGAAAAAAATGAAGAATGAGGAATGAAGAATTAAGAATGAAGAATGAATAATGAAAAATCAAGGATTAGCAATGAAAGACCGACCCATTACACCTCAGCAGGTGAAGGCACTGCAAGCCCAATTCCATAAGATGGGTTTTTCCGATGAAGACCGTCACGGGTTTATCAGTCAGTTTACTTCTGGGCGAACCGACAGCACTGCCGGACTGACGAAGGAAGAAGCAGGGTTGTTGCTCACCCGATTCAACCGTGAGGAAGCCGACCGACTACGCAAACAGGCACGTGCCCTGGTGAAACAGATATTTTCCCTGTCGTTCCGTATTTCCTGCCTTAACAAGAACTATACGAACGACACGGAAGCAGACTTTGAGATGAACAAAGCGAAGATAAACCAGTTCTGCCGTACACGCAGCAAGTTCCGCAAGAACCTTACTGAAATGTCGCTGGAAGAGCTGAAGGACGTTAAAAGACAATTTGAGGCAATGGCCAGAAAGGAGGAATGATATGAGAAAGCAATCGGAAATTAACCGTGCCATCGAGCACTTGAAAGCTTGCAACGATAATGTGAGCCGAATACAGTTGGAAGTGCTGGAGACGAAGCGCAGTGAATCATGGGTATTCAATCGGTATGTGCGCGACGTTCCGGAAGACGAACGCAACGAAACTCTTTTCTATGCCGCACGCGATGCAGCCCAATTCCTTGCAGGAAAGATTGGTATCAGTTCCATCTGTCCGGATCTGGAAGACGAACCCGAAGAAGAGGAAGAGCAGGAGGAAACAATTACACTGAGCCTTTCGGAGTACAAAAAGCTGCTTCTTCGCCTGGATAGAGTGGAACGCAGGTTAGGACTGAGAGTGGGCGATGTGGCTCCGGCACCGCGTAAAGACATATCAGAAGCCCCCGATGAACTCATAGGTCAGGCAGATGCGTGCCGCATGATTGGGTGCGCAAAGACCACCATCAAGCAATGGGCCAACAAAGGACTCATTACCCGCTATCAGAAAGGATACAACGTGTACTACAGCAGACGTGAGTTGCTCGGAAGCTCTGTTGTGAAAGATTACAAAGACAGCAAGAAAAAAGATTAAGCTATGGAACATACAATCGAACAAATTCAGAATGACATTATGAACCGCATGCAGCAGTTTGATTTCGGCGACCGTGTAACGATACTCCGTGAGCTGGAAAACTTCTGCGGACAGCAGGCAGACGAAGCCATGAAAATGGAATACGACATGGCAGCAATGGAGGACGAATTAACCGACAATTAATAATCATTTAAACAATCATTAAAACTGAATTAATTATGGCAAAAAGAACCAAGAAAACAGTAATCAGCGGAGTAAGCCGCGAACAGTACGAACAGGCATTTGCCGGGTTTGCAATGGCAGACGCAAAGGCCCAGTCATTGACCGCAAAGATGGACCAGGAAATGACAAGGATTCGTGAGAAGTACGCCGACCAGCTGGCAGAACTGAACGAAACGAAAGACCGCACCTTTGAGGTGATGCAGACCTACGCCACTGAAAACAAGGATACGCTGTTCGCTAAGAAGAAGAGTCTGGAATCGGCACACGGTATCATCGGATTCCGAACCGGAAATCCGAAACTGAAAAACCGGAAAGGCTTCACCTGGGCAGCTGTGACGAACCTTTGCAAAGAGTTTCTTCCTGATTATATCCGCACCACGGAGGAACTGGCAAAAGACAAGCTGCTTGCCGACCGTGACGTACCGGAAGTTGCAGAACAGTTTGCCAACATCGGCGTAGAGGTGGTGCAGGATGAATCTTTCTATGTCGAACCAAAGAAGGAAAGCGATGCGGTCCAGACGGCCTAAATACACGTATGAACGCCGTGGTCCTCTTTGGATTGTGTATCGCAATGAATACACCCAGTCCACATGTGAAGGCACTCCCATAGCGGAGTGTCATTCACCGGAGGAAGCGAAGGATATGGTTTATAAACTTAACGGATGGAAGAAAGATGGAAAAGTACAGAATTGAAAGACAATTTATCAAAAAGCCTGCTCCTGCATACGCATTGAAGGTATCAGGATACTATCATAAGAGATTTCCAATTAAATCGCTTACCGAGCAGGAAGCAAAGAAAGAAATGGACGTAATAGAAAACTATTTGAACGACTTTACATACATCGTTCGAAACTCTAAAAACAAACTTGGTGTAACCCATAAGATAGAACGCACAGATAATCGCATTACGGTATACACGCTCTACAATACACCTATAATCACATTCTGGATTGAGGAGGAAAAGGAAGATGAATAAGTTATTATGTTGTAAATGTGGAAAAGAGATTAATCCGGATTCAGGATATTACAACGCACCATCCGGACCTCATTGCATATCCTGTTGGACAGGAAAAGATATAAATGATAGGATAAAAGAGTATGGGAAAGGAATATATGTGATTAAAACTGGAGCTGGAGACTACTTGAAAAAAGGATACCCAAAACTGTCATCTGATTTTTCGTATGAATTATGCTTTGTGAAAGATATTAAAAACGCAAGAAAATTCAGTGGTTTTATAGAAGCTTACAATTTCCAGAAATTGACTCCTTTTTTGGAGAAATGCGAAATCATTAAATTGGAATAGCCATGGCAGAACTAACCTTTAATTCACCCATTCGGCGCGACAAGTGGCCGCGCTGGATGATTAAGCTTCACGAATATCTTAAAAAGATATATGAAATACCTGTAGAAGAGGTAGAACCAGACGATTACGACCGGCTCAAACGGATAATATTTGAAAAACTTGTCGCTCTGCAAAAAGACAAACTTATGATGAAAGATACGAACATATTCATCTATACCGTCAAAGGAGAGAACGGTTTTGGAGTTGTAGTCGACCGAAACAGCAAAAAAGTAATCACCTATTACCTGGAATAATGAACAATCGCACAAAAATCATTCTGTTCACCGCATTTTCCATCATCATCGGGCCGCTGATTATTTTGGGATTCATCCTGAAACTTGCAGGAAGAATGCTCGATATACTTGGCTGGCTGTGCTGGATGGAACCACGCATGGCGAGGAAAGGATGGGATGAACTCGTACATAAAATCAAAGAATCATGGAGCACGAATTAGGAGAAACGTTCACCTGGAACGGACATGCTCTCGAAGTAGTCGAGGTGAAAGACCCGGAAGACCCTTGCAGCGGATGCTATTTTTTTGAGCACGGCATAAGCTGCTACGGGAACGGACTTGAATGTATGGACAATTCAAGAAGAGACCACACTAACGTAATATTTAAACAATCAACAAAAACAGAAGAATTATGATGCACAACTGGTTTACATGCAAAATCCGTTACGAAAAGACAATGGAAAACGGAATGAACAAGAAAGTAACAGAACCCTATCTGGTAGACGCTCTCAGTTTTACCGAAGCCGAAAGCCGTATCATCGAAGAAATGACACCGTTTATTAGCGGAGAGTTTGAGGTGGCTGGAGTTGCAAAAGCTAATATCAATGAACTGTTCCCAAGTGAAGAAGAGTCTGCCGACCGCTGGTTCAAATGTAAACTCTGGTTTATTACACTCGACGAAAAGACCGGAGTGGAAAAACGTACTGCCAGCACCGTACTGGTGCAAGCTTCCGACCTTCGCGATGCCATCAAGAAGCTGGACGAAGGAATGAAAGACACTCTGGCTGATTACGTGATAGCTTCCGTAGCCGAAACCGCCATCATGGACGTGTATCCATACGAAGCAGACCCCGATGTGAAACCTGAATTTAATGATGCAGACAGAAGATGAAAACAGAAAAGACCTATATCCATCGCCGAGTATGCCTTTGCCGCCAGTGCGGAGGAACCGGCACAGTGACAGTGTATGCAGAAAAAGATTTTCAGCATCAGTACCCCGAACAGAAAGTGTGTCCGCAATGCCAGGGCAGCGGACGCATCTGGCTGAGCGGAACAGTAATCAAGCAGATTGAACCCTATGCAGAACCAGAACCTTAATCTGTTCAAGCCTCGCAGGGTGGCAGCCAAAGTCCATTACAGCGCAATCAATCAGTTTATGTTTGTATGGATCAAGCACAGCCGCCCATGCGACCTGAAGGTGCAGCGTTCGAAGCAGAACCCGGAATACCTGGGCATCTGCTTCGATGTAGAAAACAACGACACAATCGACATGATGTGTGATTTAAAAACAAGTCTGAAAATTGAGATTATTGATTTATGAAAAAGAAAGTATATATCTCCATCCCGATAAGCGGGAAAGACATTTCAGAAGTAAAACTTCATTTAGACATTGTAAAAAACGGATTGGTAAGTAATGGCTACGAGCCGATAACTCCGTTCGACGTATCACCAGATTCCAACGCATCTTATGCGGAACACATGGGACGAGACATTCAGGCTCTCTTGGAATGCGATGCAGTCTATTTCTGCCGTGGATGGCAAGACAGTAAAGGATGTCAGGCAGAATACGAAGTGGCGAAGATTTACGGTAAACAAATGGTTTTTGAATAATATGGCAAAGATTAAAACAATAAAGATAAAAATAGGAGAAACTATTTACGAAATAGTTGTAAAGTGTAACACTAATGGGAAGTTTACATTTGAAGCACCTGCTTCACTTATTTCAATAGTAAAACCTTTGGATGATATAAATCGTTGCTATTTTGATTCATTAAAAGAATTAGAACATAAGGTTTATAAAGCAATAGATGAATATAGAAATGCAGTAATACAAAGAAGGCTTGTTATAAGAGTTGAATTCGGAGCAAGTGGGAACTTTGTTAAAGATGAAAGTGGTTTTCTTTTGCCGCAATTCAGTAAATATGGAGGTAAATTCTGTATTAATGACGTGTTTACAGACGGATACAATCTTATTAAGTTTGGATATAAGATACTTATCGAAGAAAAGGTAAATGATAGTGTGACTTATTATCATACAATTAAATGCGGAAGAGATTCTCTTAATAATGATAATAGAAGAGTTGGCGATTATATTGCAAGTAATTATAAATATCATCTGGGAGAAGATGAATGTGTATTACCATATACAGAAGAAATAATCAAGAATCTTAATTCTATAGAACAACAATTGAAAAATGCAGCATTGTTCTTGTCTAATCTTCTTAGTAATAATAATGTAGAAAAAATACTTACTTCCGGTAACTTTAAATTAATAGAATAATATGAACGAAAAAGATTTGAACTACATCATCAAGTGCTTTTACGAAGAAAAGACAAATCATACATATAGAACACTTTCAAGAGCAAAGAAAAGCACAAAGTGTCCCTATGTATATCGCACATGGATGCAGAATGGGAAAATTCTTGATAAAGAACCTATATACTGTTATGGTGATAGCGTGAGAACAATCAAAAGCGCAGACGAAGAAATCTACAAAAGATTAATCAAGTGAAAAAATCCCCGACACCGCAACCGGATGCCGGGGATTTTCATTTTTAATTATTCATTATTAATTAATTTAGGGTTCGCCCAGGTAATGACATATCGCCTCGTGCTGAAGCGGCGTAAGCGTGCGCTGTCCTTTCTTGTAGTGAAGTTCGTCCAGCCTTTTTTGTAAATCTTTGTTGAGAGTAATCCAGCGGCGAAGCTGTGTAACGGCACTGCGGGCAGAAGAGCGGGGAAAATATCGCAGTGCAAGGTCAGTAAGATAAATAGCGTGCATAATGTTTGTGTTTGAATGTAAAGATAATAAAAATATCAGAGAAACAAACTACCCCGTAGTAACAATGCGTTTACTACGGGGTAATTAATCAGTTACTAAGTAGTAATTATGTGTTTACTACGTAGTAGTCACACCACCGGCTCCTCCGCCTCTTCCTTGGCCGCCTCCTTCAGCTTCTTCAGGCTGACGACCTTGTGGAACTGGAGGTTTTCCTTGTTCAACTGTCCTTTCAGTCCGATGCCGGGGCGGAACTGAAGGGTAACCTTCCGGATGAGCGATGGGGAGTAGGTATCTTCAGTGGAGGAGCCGTGACTTTGCAGCTGTGCCTGAAAGCTTCCAAGGTTCTCCAGCTTCACAATCTGCCCGTTTGCGATGTGCATGTTAATGCGCTTCACCAGGGCACGGATTACGTTGAGCACGTCACCGTCGGTCAATGTGGTGGCGTAGGAGATTTCTTCTGCCAGTTCGTTGATTCCTACCGACCCGCTGGCCTGAGCCTTCGGGTAATACTTGATTTCTCCGCTTTCGCGGTCTAAAGGATTCTGCATCCCTACAACACAATAGTTGATTGCCATAATAGTTTTGTTTTAAAGGGTTGATAATGTGGTTTGCTTGTCATGACAGTGCAAAACTACGGCAGGAAAATGAGGATGCGTTGAGCAAGCCGCGACACAGTGTGAAAAGATGCATGAATATGCTGATTTTTGTGCGTTTTTTCGTATTTTTGTGTATCAAAATTACACAAGACAATGGCACGAGGAAGGGATACGGAACTGATTGCGCTGAGAAATGAGGAGCTGCTCCGCAGGTATTACTACTGGACGGAGATAAGACGTCTGCGCTTTGACGACACCTTCCATCAGCTTTCCACCAAGGAGTTTTTCATCAGCGAGGAAAGAATACGTACCATCGTGAACCAGAATTACGAATTCCTTCAGGAGCTGGACCTCGAATACCGGTCTGGAAAGAACACAGAAGACAAGCCGCCCATGCCTCCAAAAAGGAAGCGCGGACGGCAGGCAGGTGTGAAATACGGCAAGCGTGTGTCTGTCATATCTGATTAGCGTCTTCTATCATTCGGCATTCATAGTTCAATTCATACACTTTTATTCCCTTGGTCATCGTCTGGCTGCGGCTGGTCTTGCGGTCGAGCGGTGAAGATGAATGCATGGGCATCCATCCCTGCAGCAGTGAATGAAGCTCGTGCACCTTGTCCGCACGTTCCTGAGCCTTGTCGGCTGTTCCGCTGGTGAAATGCGTATCGTCGTAACAATCTATTGCCAGTTTCACGTTGACGGTTACCGTGCCCGACTGCACTTTACCGAAAGCTCCTCCCATGGTAGTCCATGAGGTTTCAGGTATGTCTATCAGCACAAGGGGGAAGGTGAGCGGATAGGTGTCGGAGTCTTCGTCGTCACGGTAGAGCATTTCAAGCTGTCCGTAGTCCTCGTCCACGTTTCTGTCGAGCCATTCAATCTTGTCTGCCACAAGCTGCTGTATCTGGTTGAATAAAGTTTCCATGTAATTCAATGAATAATTAACAGTTAATAATTAAAATCACTTCAGGCTTCCGAGCCTTGTTTCCATTACTTTGAGCAGTTCCTTTTCGGCTTCTTCCTGTAGCTTTTCGGTCAGTTCCTTGCTTTGTCCGAGGAACCTTCGCTGTGGTATTTGTGCGGTTACGTTGAGCCTTGACTTCCTGCTCAGGGCGATGGCTTTCCACATACGGGCTTCAGGAGGTGCCGAAGCGTCTTTCTTCTTTCGGGTTTTTGAGGAAGTTCCACGCCGTATGCCTGCCGCCTTGAAATACCGTGCCCATGCCATTTTCCGGAGCTTTGGCGTGATGCGCGGATGGGTGCTGATGGTTCCTCCTTCATTGTGTATTGCGGCGTATTCTACCGTATTCCGCACAATGACCTTTCCTTTCATCGGCACATCGTAGGTGGCTCCCATGAGCCGTTTCCGGCTGCTGAGCAGAGGGCCGTAACGGTCGGAAGCTTTCTTGCTTCCCGACTGCTGGCGTCGGGTCGGCTTCCATGGCTGGAGTCCTCCGTCGCGGAAACCTCCGTCACGGAAGTTCTGGCGTGTATGGTTTACCGCCAGCACTCCCGCCTTCCGTGGAAGCGTGTCGCTGATGGTTTTCTGCAAGTCACGCTCCAGCAGTTTCAGCGTTTTTTTCAGGTCAGTTGTTTTCATCGTTTAAAGATTCTATCAATTTTTTTCACGTTCAGAAAGAGAAAACCGAATAGTTTGTTTTTCCTTTTCAATACATTCGGATTTTTTATTTTCTATGTCTATAATGTATGCGTATTCTTTTTCGGTTTTAATGAGTTGTGCTATCCTGTTTGAGCAGAGGAATCCACTACCGTATATTGTTTTTTTGTGTGAATCTGGTCATCCAGCCTTCTTGTGTATGAAAGTTCAGCATGTGGTATGACAATGTCTTTTCCTCCTTTCAGTAATGAGGCGATAACAGACGTGGTAATCACATTATCAGGATAAGCATATTTTGGATTTTTCAACTGTCCCATTTCCTTCTTTTGAACTTGAATTATACGCTCCCTAAGAGAAGATGCGCACATAATTCCACATCCTGAAAATGTAGGTATGTTAGTGACGAAATCAGTTGACACTGTTGCTCCGTTTTGATAAATAACACTGGCATTGGTAACAATGTATGTATGTTCAGGAGAATATGCTTCAAACAGTGTGAGATGCGGAGCAAACAGAAAGAATCTTATTCCTTTATCCTGAAACCATCTTTTTATACTGGCCATAATAGAGAATGGAGGATTGTCTACCACCACGCATCCGTCCGGATAATCTGCTGCCTGATAATCTGCACCAGGCCAGAACGGTCGTACTATTTTCTGAGTGTTATCTATATGTCCATTCTCTGTAAGCCATCCTATTACTTCGTCATAAATGTAAGAAGGGGTATAGCAGTCATCTGTTGTTTTTTTGGGTTTGAACTTTTCAACAAATCCTTCGTAATCGTTAAACTTTTCCTCTTTTTTTGTCGTTGTCTTATTATCCATTGCGTATTGTTTTTATAATAAGTGTTTATTTTTCATCGTTTAAATATCTTTTAAGCAATTTCTGAACAGCTTCATCGGCACCCGGATAGGCATTCTCGTAGTAAGGATGCTTACGGCTGAAAAGTTTCGGGTCCAGTCCGGGGTTGTTTTCCAGTCCGGGCGAAGGCTCATAGTCAGTCACGGGAACTCCCTGCGTAACCGGGTCGTCAGTCTGTTCCAGGTCGCATTTACAGTTCCACCGGTCTCCTGGATGATGACGCTGCCAGAATGTGGAGGTGACAGGAAGGGTAAGCCTGATACTCCAGTATTCACGGTGCGCAGGGTCGGGTTCAGCACTTGTGGTGGGAAGCCATCGCAGGTTGGGAAGTATGTCGGCATTCCGTTCGAAACCTTTCCAGTCTGCTGCCTGACGGGCACGGAGTACGGCTGTGTCGTATTCTGTACGTAACCAGTGGTTGTTGTAGGTGCCGATGACAGACTCAGCATCTTCCTGGAAGCGCCGGAACTCTTTCAGCC